ATATTATATAAGAAGGAATTAATCTTTATGGTTGATGTATTTTCTGCTCATGCCGAGGTCTATGATCGCTCTCGTGCGAAATTAATCCCGTGCTTTGACAAGTTCTATGGCTCCCCAGTACAAATTTTGGAAGCGCATGAGGTCATGCCAAGCAGAGCACTTGATTTAGGTGCCGGAACGGGGCTTCTATCAGCGATCATATCTCAATCCATACTTATTGAAGAATTGGTATTAGTGGATCAGTCTGAATCTATGCTCAATCTTGCCAAGGGTGTGTTTGAAAATATTCCATCGGCTATTTCCATCACGTGCAAGTTGCAAGACTTGAATAGTGGTAAAATCTCAGGACACTTTGACGCTATCTGGTCATCACTTGCGATCCATCACCTAACTGATATTGAAAAAAAAGATGCCAATGAATACTTGCATGATAAAGTTACAAATAAACTCTATAGAGAAATAATAGAATTATATGATTATTCATTACATGAAAACACATCTTCATGTGCGGCATAATTGGTGGCTTTAATTTAGATAATATAAATCTTGGTCTTGACGCTATTCAACATAGAGGTCAAGACCATAGAGATATAAAACAAATAGAATCTGTTTCTTTTGGTCATGTTAGACTTTCAATTATGGACACATCAAATTTATCTCACCAACCATTTTCTGTTGGTGAGATAACAATTATTTTCAATGGTGCAATCTGGAACTTCAGAGAAATCAGAAAGTACCTAATCAATACATACAATATCAAATTCAATACAGATGGCGATACAGAAGTTCTTGCACATTTGTTAGACAAAGAAGACTTATCTGGTTTAGATAGAGTTCAAGGTATGTTTGCTATTGCATGGACAAAAGGTAATGACGATATTACTATTGCAAGAGATAGACATGGTGAAGTACCACTACATTATTCTTTACTAGAAAACAGTTTGTTCCCTCATTTTATATTTGCATCTGAAATAAAAGGTCATAGGGCAATGGGTGTTGATTACTCTACAATCAATATGTTGTCGCCAGGCTCATTTATTCGTGCAACAAATACAGATAGTATTAAAACAGAAAAAGGTCTGTGGTATGACATCAGACAAAATCTAAAAAAGAATCTATTTACTGATAGAGATAGTGCATCTAAACATATTAAAAATTTAGTAGAACAAGGTTCTATAGAAAGAACAGTAAGTGCTGTACCAGTTTGTGTACTTTTATCTGGTGGTGTTGATTCATCTGTGATAGCTCTTGCTGCATTAAAAAATATTCCAAACTTAACTTCATACATTGCAGTACATGATGAAAAGAGTAAAGATTTAAAGTGTGCAAGGGAAGTTTCAGAAATGCTAAATATAGAGTTAGTAGAAGTAAAAGTTGAACCACCTACAGTTGATGATGTTAAGGATATAATTAATACTATAGAGATGAACTATAAAGCACAGATTGAAATTGCATGGCCATGTATAAAACTCGCACAAAGAATTGCAAGTGATGGTTTCAAAGTCGTACTATCTGGTGAGGGTAGTGATGAACTATGGGCATCTTATGGAATGAGTTATCATGGTATTGAAGAACATGGTTTTGAAGAATACCGATTAAGATTGTTTGGTTCACAAGAAAGAAAGAACTTCTCAAGATGTAACAAGATATTTATGAAGTATGGAGTAGAGTGTAGACTACCATTTTTAAATACAGAACTTGTTGAAACTGCGTTAGGAATGGAACAAGACATAGTATGGGATACCAAGTTAAGACCAAAGGCGGTATTACAAGATAGTTATATAAACTTGTTACCAGAGGAAATAGTTAAAAGAAAGAAAATGGCATTTCAAGATGGTATGGGAATCAAAGAAGAATTTGAAAAGATACTTGACAAATCTCCCAAAATGTACTATAATGAAACCTACAATAAGATTTTTGGAGTATAACATGAAGTATGTACCTTATAAACTACAAGATGTAAAAGATGCATCAGCACAAAATAAATTTACTGTGATATCAACATTCGCTGGTGGTGGTGGTAGTTCAACTGGTTATCGTCTTGCTGGTGGTAAAGTTCTTTGTGTCAATGAGTTCGTAGAAGAAGCTCAACGAACTTACAAAGAAAACTATCCAGAAACACATATAATTCCTGGCGACATTAAAAAACTTAATGGTAAAGATTTTCTTGATGCAAGTGGTTTACAAGTTGGTGAGGTGGATATACTAGATGGTTCTCCACCTTGTTCTGCATTTTCTGATGCTGGTAAGTTATCTCACAATGCAAATGAAGAAGTTAAGATAGACTTATTTGGTAATGAAACTGTACATAAAGTAAGTGGTAAACACTCTGATGGTTGGGGTCAATCTAAAAACTATTCTGATGGTAAGATGGTAGAAAACATTGAAGATTTATTCTTTGAGTTTTTACGAGTTGCAGATGAGATTAAACCTAAAATTATTATTGCAGAGAATGTAAAAGGTTTAACAGTAGGTGAAGCAAAAAAATATTACTTACCAAAAATTTTAAAAGGATTTGAAGATATCGGTTATGAAGTATGTTCAAAGGTTTTAGACTCAAGATACTTTGGTGTATCACAAACTCGTACAAGGGTTATCTTTATTGCAGTTCGTAGTGACATAGCTGAAAAGGTTGGAATAAACTTTATGACAATAGGTAATTTATTCCCAGAAGAATCTAAAGATGTTGTTGCAGTAAAAGATGTAATGATAGATTTAGAAAACGATAAAAAAGAAGTAGACTTTCTTACAGAGAAGTTTACTAATACTGCATACTGGAAACAAACTGGTATTCTGATGGAAACAGACCCAAAGAAAGTTTTATCTGGTGATGATTATAATCCAAAACGACATCACTTTAATCTTAAAAGAGTATCTCAATATCTTCCAGCACCTACACTAACTGCAATGGGTAGTGCAGTTACAACTGCTGGTGCCTTTCATTGGAATGAACCTAGAAAACTTACATTGGGTGAGTTAAAAAGAATTATGTCTTTACCAGATGATTTTATACTTACTGGTAAGTGGAATCAAAAGGCAGAACGAATTGGTAGAATGGTGCCACCTTTAATGATGAAGGCGATTGCATCTTCTATTTATGATAACGTAATTAAACTATATAAGGATATTGATAATGGCTGATTTTACATTTGCACATAGAGAAGAAGGTTTTGATGAACACATAGAAAAATCCATTCGTGGTTATTCTAACTTACTAGAAGATGTAATTAGTATGTCAAGATACTTTGTTGAGAATGATACTAACATTGTTGACATTGGTTGTTCTACTGGCAAACTAACTAAAGCTATGATTGAACACAATGAAGACCATTGTTCTCATGGTAAATATGTAGGTATAGAAATTGCTGAGGGTTTCTTTAAAGACCTTGAGAATAGAAAAGAAGAACTTAAACTATATGACGTAGATTTTGTATTAGATGATATTCGTAACTATGAGTTTACAAACTGTTCTTTAGTTACTTCTATATTTACATTACAGTTTATGTCAAAGAAAGATAGATTCAATGTGATTGAAAAGATTTATGATGGACTAAATGATGGTGGTGCATTTATCTTTGCAGAAAAAACTATTTGTGAAAATGCATTAGTTCAAGACATGATTACATTTAATTACTATGATTACAAAAGTAAATCATTTGATGCAGATGATATCTTAGATAAAGAAAGAACTTTAAGACATATGATGAAACCTAATACTTGGAACGAAATAAATAATATGATACATGAAGCTGGTTTTAGTGATGTTCAACCTTTCTGGAGAAATCATGCATTTGTTGGTGCATTAGCAATTAAATAGGATTCAATATGAAATACATTTATGATACTTGGAACTCTGTTATGAACCATAATAGTAATCCATTAAAGAACATTCCAGATACAAATACCAGACATATGATTATCCAAGTACTAGCATGGATGTGGTGTATTGCATTTAGTTCATACTTTACTAGTATGTGGATATTCGGTATTACTACACTTGCACACATATTCATTATAGCTGCAATCGCAATGACAGTTGCAGTATTTGAAACTGCAAAAACAAATCCTAGATTTCTTATGAACAAAGGTTATCACACACCAAGTCGTGCAAGAGCCATTTACTTTGATGGTAAGAGATACGAATTAGACCCAAAAGATGTTGGTGGAGAACACGAATAATTTTCAATTTTACATTGACAGATACGTTATATTATGTTACTATGAATATATTAAATCAATCAAAAAAGGTACAAAATGCAAACACCAAAAACATTCTCACTAGAGATAGAGAAAGTCGCACAAGATAAGAATATCAATCATCTGGATGCTGTCATCTGGTACTGTCAGAAGAATGAACTCGAACCAGATTCAGTAGGTCGATTGATTACTAAGGGTCTCAAAGAAAAAATTGAGGCAAATGCAAGGGAACTAAACTTCCTAGAAAAAACTGCTCAACTACCAATATAGGAGAATATGGTAATGACTATCAATGCTAAAAATGCATTTCAAGCTCTTGAGGATATGCAACTCAAGAATCGAGTTAAGGAACTCGAAGCAGATAACGCCGAGTTGGTTAAGTCCAACGAGGAGTTAAGGGAGAGATGCAAAAAA